CGTATCTCTTTGACATTTTCATTCTCCTGATTCGTCATCATCTACCTCTACTAAAGTATCTTCTTCTGCATATGGCCTATGCCCACCAAGATTTCTAATTAAACTACTGATTGCCCGCTGTACTTTCATGCGGGCACCATCTGAAGTAGTAGATAGTTCTTTTGCTAAGTCACTCCACTCAACATTTTCTGCTGAGTATTTGATACGAAGCACATTTTGTTTTGCATCTGATAATCTGTAATAGGCAGTGGCTATATCTGAACGAAGTATTAACCAGTTATTGGTATCGTTGCTTTCACCTTTTGAAAACTTATAGTTTAAGTCTTTGATTGCTGTTGGAATTTCATATGATTCTGCAATGATAGATGGTAGGAAGGCTTCGATAACTGATGAGTTGTAATAGTACAGGTCAAGAATTTCATAGCCAATTTTTCTAGCCTTTTCTTTTTCGCAATACTTAATGGCTGCATTGCGTAAAGACCTGGCTATTAATTTGTCTTTGTCTTTCTGTTCTAACTCTGACCATTCTTTGTATTTTTGTGGATGAGAAACAAACCACAGCCACAGTACCTGTTGTATGTCTGATTGCTCAGTCATCTGATACTTGCGGTGGTACTCAGCAGCAAGGGCTGTCACCATTGCTTCGTACTCATCTACATACATTGACTAGTTAACGCCTTCCCACTGTCCTCTTTGCACCAATAGTCCGATTATTGCATAGTTTGCTAGGTCAATGAAGGAATCCTGTATGGATTCGTAGTTGGGCGTGTCGTTGTTTTTGTAGTAAAGATTCTCTAGCCGTGCCATCTTGTCATGCATACGGACAAGCAGCCCGTTCATTGCTCCGCCTGGAGCATTCGAGATATTCAATGGCCCATAATCTGCATGTTTACGTATCATAATAATACGCAGTTCTTTTAGAATATCTTCAAAGTCATTCGGGTCTTTCATTGAGTATCTCCTTTGCTTCTGTATCGAACTTGTGCATTGCTTCTGCTACTAGTATTTCTTCAATGGTTTCGTTGCCACTACCTGTGGCTGCTGCCACTATTACTGTGGCAATCATGGTAAGCATTTTGTGTGCCATCTCTTGGTCTTTGAAAAGCATTTCATCTACATCTCGTAGTGCATTGAGTAGGTCTAGTCCCTGTTTGTCTGAGACTGGCAGCCCGATAATCCGTGGGTTGTCCTTAATAAACTCCCATACATTATCTTCGTTAGGTACTGAGGCATTTGGCGATTCGCTCATTGATAAAGTCTACTCCTTCTTTATGCACGATACTGTTTACATCGTGGCCTTCTGGCATTTGAATGATATTAACATTACCCAACTCTTTGCTTATCTTTTTGCCGAACTCTAGACCTGGTGCATCGCCATCTGCTAGCACGATTACTGTATCAAAGTCATCTAGGATTCTTGTATAGAATGGCTTCCAATTGTTTGCACCTGGAATACCTACTGCTGGGTGATTAGTTTTAACGCTGAGTGTAATGCAATCTATCTCACCTTCGGTGACACAGATGTAGTCTGATGCTGTTAGTACTACCTGTGCATTGAACATGCTGGTCTTAGCACCTGGCATACCCATATACTTTGGGTCTGCTCCGTTCATTGCTCTGAATCTGATATCTACCACGCCTGAGGGCGTGATGTATGGAATGGCTAGCCTATCCATATACTGTTCATGACCTGGAAGAGCGTCCTTTACTACTCCCAAATGAAAGCGTTGAGCCTCTGCGACCGAGAGATTGCGAGTTGCCAGATAGTCTGTTGCTAAATGTATCTGGCTTGCGTACTGCTGCGCCGCCTGCAAGAGAAATTGCCTGTGCGAATTTGATAGCCTCACGATATGTACCTCCCTCCTTCTGAATAATTAAGTCGTACACATCTCCACCTACACCACAACCATGACACTTGAATCTACCTTCATCAAAGTTTAGACCTGCTGATGCATGACTGTCATCGTGGAACGGGCATTTTATTTTGCGCCAACCGCTGCCCTCTGGTGGCACGGTTGCGCCAATGTAATTTAAGTAATCTACAATACTATGTTTCGCTGCGTCCATGCATAGCCTGCTTAATTAAATCCAGCCATACTTTGGCTGGCATAGTGCAATACCATTCGTTAACATCTTTAGTTCCTTTTTTCTTATGAAGGACAACTCCTGTCCAACCTTGGTCGTTAATCATTTCTACTTCTAGTTCTTTAATCCAAGTGCTTAGGTCTAACTTAACATGGTTCTTAACTTCTATGGTTACTCCATTGACTCCTGCTATGTCGCCTCTATCTAGGTGACTACCTGCTAGCCTGCGTTCTGCGTATGGAAAACCATTCTCTTTTAACCAATTAACTGCTGGGATTTCTCCGCCTTGTGTACCTTTGCGCTTGGCTGCACTACTCATTAGTCCATCATTCCTTCTTGTTGGTATCTAACTGCTACATCCTCTAAGTACATAGAGTCAGGATTGAATGAGAGACTAACATAGTTACTGCCTGTTTGGTCTGCTCTGCCGTATCTATTTTTAACTGGGGCTACACATAAGTAAGTGTCCTCACCCTGTTTCATCTGGCCAATAGTTAGAACCATTGCTGGAATCTGATTGACCATGCCTTGTACTGCACTGCGTGGCTGACATGGATAACCATCAAAGCCTTCCTTTGTGTGGTGCAGAACTAATACGGCTGCGTTGGTATCTCGTGCTAAGTACTTGAGTTCTTTCATTACTGCACGCATTGCGCCGAACTCATCGTACCCATCCATTGCTACATCCATAAGATTGTCTACAACAATAAGGGTTGGACTCTTACCCCACACTGTTTCAAAGGCTGAGACTTCATCATCTAAGTCTTTAAGTGTAGGGCTGGATTCAAACGACCAGAACAAATGATTGTTTAGTTGTAGTATCTCATGTGATTTAGCAGGATTGTTTTTAAGTAATAGTTCTGCTGCTGCTTGTGTCATCTTGCCAGTCATGGCAATCAAGCGCATAGCCATTGTGTGTGCGTTGGTATCTGCTGAAAAGTAAAGTGTAGGATGTTTTGTTTTAGCAGCGATAGCCAATGCAACTGATGACTTACCTGCACCTGGAGTGCCTGCAACTACAGTTACTTCTGCTCTACGCAGAATAATTCCTGCTCTCTCAAACGCTGCAAAGGCAGGCGGAAGTGGTTCTCCGCCTACCTCTGCTTTGTTTATAGAGCGTCTAAGTGTTTTCACTTAATCTGTTCTGGAACGAATGTGTTCCACTCTGGTGACTGAACCACAACATATTGGTTCTTGCACTTGTCGAATGCACCCTTCGGTGCTGGGCAGAAGTAACCTTTGTATGGCTTACCATCTTTACCCATGCCTTGAATCGCTGTCATCTTTCCGTGTGCACATGCACGACCACCAAGCGTTGCCACTGGTGGTGCTATTGGTGCTGGCTGTTGTGTATATTCTTGGGCAGGAATTGTTGTTCCTGTTTCAATGATGTTGCCACCTAATGCTGCAGCAACTGATTGTGCTGTTGGCGTGGTTGTTCCACCACGCACTGCTGTCTCTAGTTCCTGTGCTGCTGATGCAATTGCATGCACTGATAGTGCAATGATGTTGTCTAGTTCATCTCCGCTTTCTGCGCGAACTGTAACTAAACTACCTGCTGTTGTTTTTACTGTGATACTGATGGGTGCTTCTGTGCTAGGCACTATCTTCTCCTTGCTCAAATGGAGTAGCAAGACCCTTTTGGTCTCGCCACTTTCTTACTTTCATTGCAAACTGTACACCTTTCCATCCTTCTTTGATGTCAATCCATACTAGTTTGCATGTTCCTGTACCTGCTGGTGCATGAACAATAATTGCTTTCTCTTTATTGATATCGCCCCACGTACCGCGGGTTCCCGTATCGGTCATATACGGGGACCCGTTAGCATAGATTGCTAACTGCATAGCGATATTGTTTGGATGGTCAATGCGACCCGTCTTTAGGTCTGCAATGAATCGTTCACCTTTGTATTCAACAACTCTATCTGGAGTACCTGCAATTTTAAACTTGTCTAGTACTGTGAATTGTTCAATGTAAATCTTAGTAAGAATACTTGTTGCTGCTTCATAGGCTTTGATGTCTGGCATCCACTGCTCTGGAAATACACCTAACTCTAAACCTAAGTCTAGTTTTTCTGTGAGTGCATGGATTGCTGTGCCGATTGTTGCTGCTTTGCTAGCGCCTGCAACTTCCATTGCTTCTTCAATGTATGCATTAACTAACTTGTTGTTATCTCCTGCTACACCAATGGCTAATAATAAGTCTGGCCTGCTTGTTAAACCTATTGCTGCCATTCGCATTTTCCATGCTGTTAATGCAGAGGCATCATCTAAACTGTTGGCGATAGTTGTTGCGCGAGTATAAGCAATCGCTTTACCACCTGTTGGAGGGACGACTAGTGGTCGTCCGTATCTATCACGTTCTATTTCTGTTGGCATATATCCCCTTGATAATTAGAGTCCCGTGTTCGCAGATGGCGGGACCACCCATCCCCAAGTCTAACACATAGTAGAAATGAATAAACACCTATATGTTAGATAGCGCTGCTGATGTTGGTTATTCTCGTTCGATTCCTTGTACGCTTACACATGGGTCGTGCAACTCTAAGTCGTAGCCGCTGACTTCGATGTTGTCGTTAATGATATCTTCAACTTCCTCAGGGGAGGTAGCCTTGATACCAATAACAGTAACTGTAATCTCTACAGTTGCTGACCATGTTGTACTAAGTACATCTGAACCGATTGACTCAAGCAATTCGTTAACATCGTCACGATTAACTGTTGCTTCATCTGAACCATCATCAAATGCTTCAGTAAAGAAATCGTATACTGCGCTGCGTGTAGACGCAAGTTTTCTATACGCTTCTTGTACTTCTGTTCTTGTTGATTCAAGTCTGTTTTTTGCATAAATCTCAGACTTAATTAGTTCCTTCAATGATTCCTCAGTGAAGTTGTAGGTGGTTCCGTCTACTGTAATTGGATTTAGGTACACGATTCTCCTTAGATTGATAGTAGTTCTAGTGCTCGTAGTTTAATGCCATCGTTGCGCCCCGCAAGGGTAGCAATACTAGCATCTTTCTGAGAGTAGTGGTCAGCATATTCTACAACTGCTTGCCATAAACCAAACTCTGTATCACGAATGTTCTCTTGTGTAGGGCTATCTGAATAGATAGCAAATGCTTTTTGCCGTGCATTGAGAGCACGGGACTTAGCATTTTTCTCGCCTTTGCTGAGCAAGTGCATAGGCGATTGCTCAATCTTGGTAGGTAATGCCCATACTCTTTTGAAGTATGAGGTTGCTTTGGCTATGTCTGACTCACGCTGCATCAGATGATTAGCAAGGTTGCTATACATGTCAATGTTTGAGTAGGTCAGGTCAAGTAAGTTTCGCATACCAGATACTGATAGCAATGCGTTTTGGGTATGACGCAAGGTATAGGTATGTGCTTTGTTCTTGGCTCTAAAGATACGATTGATTTGATTGGCACAAAACAATCGCTCAATGATAGGGCGAACTACTACTGATGATGACCCGTCATGACTAGTCTGTGCTAGCAAGAAGGCTGCGTGTGGGTCGCCCTTGATTTCCATTTCTCTTGGTAATGACATGAGCATCCATACTTTTGCTCCGCCATCGTACTCACCTGCTGCTGCATAGCGAGCCTCTCCTGAATCAATCAAGGCATCAAGGCAACCAAAGACTTCAGAGTTCTGAAAGACTTTATACTTGCTACCTACTACACCAATGACTGATTCTTTTCCGCCATCTTTCTTAACAACAGCCTGCTTTTTAGGTACATGCATGAACTGTTCTGTGTGCATATCAGATAAAGATACAGTCCAATCAAGTCCTGCTTGCTGTGCTACCTGTGCTGCACTGGTT